CTGGGTTGGCAAAAATTCTATACAGAACTATTAGAACATCCAAGAATGAAGGATTTAAAAAATGTCACATTTGAAACAAATGCTACTCAATCCCTTAGGGAAGATTTCAGAAATTATCTCAACAATCAGGAACGATTTACAGTCACTTGGAGTTGTTCCCCGAAACTTAGTGTTAGCGGAGAATCTCAAGCTGATGCTATTAAGCCTGGGATTGTTGCCGATTACGCTGGCATTAATAACAGTGAACTCTATCTCAAGTTTGTTGTCGCTGATGGTATGGATGTGGATGAAGTTAGCATGGCTGTTCAAGCATACCGTGACGCAGGCGTTGAGTGTCCAGTATATTGTATGCCGCTTGGGGGACGTTCGGAAGAGTATACGCTCAATGTTCAACAAGTTGCCGAACTTTGCATGGAACGAGGTTGGCGCTTCACGCCAAGACTACACATCAGTCTCTTCGGAAACGCTTGGGGAACCTAAAAAAAGAGATAAAAGATCAGAACAACTGGAACGTGCAATGAAACATCCAGTTGATCCAGATAAATTAAGAAAGGCAGGCATGTAATGGGCATACTAGATGATGCTAAGAAAGCTATAGGCTTAGGAACTGCTAAGAAGGTAGAAGAACCTAAGAAACAACGTAAAAAGAAAACAGCAAAAGAAATTGCCACAGAAAACGGTGAGCCATGGGTTGATGTTGTTAGTGTAGAAGTAGATCCTGAAAATCCAGGTAGTGGTGCATTTGAACTAGATTGGAACGAACACTTTATTAAAAAGTTATACAAAGCAGGCTATAGAGACGAAAATGAAGAAGACATGGTTGATCGCTGGTTTCAAGATGTTTGTCGTAATGTTGTAATGGAAACATACGAAAAAGAAATGGCTGATCCTAATGCCAGAGTCGAACGCAATGATCTAGGCGGCGGACGCAGCGAATACAAATGATACTGTATGTAAATGGCGACAGTCACAGTGCTGGTGCAGAGTTAGTAGAGAACTATGCTTTCGCCGATGATGATCCTGTATACAAACACCTAGGTCGTCGTCCACATCCAGATTGCATACCTCACACATACGGATATAAACTTGCACAAACACTAAACGCTGGCTTTTATTTGGATGCAGAAAGTGGCAGTAGCAATGCAAGAATACTACGCACAACACAACAGTTTTTACAAGAAAATCGCAAACAAGATGTATTTGTTTTGATAGGATGGTCAAGTTGGGACAGAGAAGAATGGGAACACAACAAAGATTACTTGCAAGTCACAGCAGGTGGTACAGATTCTGTGCCAGAAAGTATGGAAGAAGAATACAAAGAGTGGGTAGTAAAGCAAACAATGCAGGAACTGGATCGAAAGCAACTTGAGTGGCATACGAAAATTTACGAGCTACACACAACGCTACAAGACGCAGGAATAGCACACTTATTCTTCAATACCTATAGTTGGTTTAGATCGCATGTTCAAGATCCGCTAGACTGGCATAATTGTTATTTAGATCCTTATAACGAAGAAGGCACTTACAACAGTTGGTGTTTACAAAACAAATACAAACCTGTAAGGTATGGCAGTTATCACTATGGCAGAAATGCACACATAGGTTGGTACAAACACCTGCTTCCTAGGTTGACAAATACCAATAGTGATGTTACTATTAAAACTGTAAGAAGTGTAACACAACCGAAAGTGATTAAATGACAAGTTACCTACTGGTAGATACAGCAAATACATTTTTTAGAGCAAGGCATGTAGCGTCACGTGGTATGGACATGTGGACTAAACTGGGCTTTGCTATTCATGTAACAATGAGTGCAGTAAACAGTGCATATCGCAAAGCAAATGCTGATCATGTGGTGTTCTGTTTAGAAGGCCGCAGTTGGCGCAAAGACTACTACGAGCCCTACAAGAAGAATAGAGCAGTAGCAAGAGCAGCACTAACAGAACGTGAACAAGAAGAAGACAAACTGTTTTGGGAAGCGTTTGATGAACTAAAAGTGTTTCTTGCAGAGCAAACAAACTGCACAGTATTGCAGTGTGAAATTGCAGAAGCAGATGACTTGATTGCACGTTGGATTGACAGACATCCTACAGACAAGCACACTATTGTGAGCAGTGACACAGACTTTGTACAACTACTCAGTGAAAATGTGCAACAGTACAATGGTATTCCTAATCACATGATCACAATCGAAGGCATCTTTGATGACTATGGTAAACGTGTGATTGACAAGAAAACAAAAGAACCCAAAGAGATTCCTGATCCTAAATGGTTGTTGTTTGAAAAGTGTATGCGTGGTGATAGCAGTGATAACGTTTTCAGTGCATTTCCTGGTGTGCGCAAAAAAGGCACAAAGAACAAAGTAGGACTGTTAGAAGCCTACGAGGACAGAGAAAGCAAAGGTTACAACTGGAACAACATGATGCTACAGCGTTGGGTGGACCATAACGGTCTAGAACATCGTGTGCTAGATGATTACAATCGCAATGTTACACTGGTGGATCTTACTGCACAGCCTGCAGAGATTAAACAGTACATTGACGAACGTATCAACGAACAAGCAGTACGCAAACAACATCCTATGGTGGGTGCAAAGTTTCTGAAGTACTGCGGCAAATATGAACTTAAACGCATTGCAGATGATGCAACAAAATATGCAGAATGGTTGGGTAAAGGATATGATGCAGTATCAGGCTAAGCCAATTGTCCAAGACAAGTTTTGGATTGTGGAAAAGAATGGCGAAAAAGTTGGAACACTTCGTTTTGATGATGAGTACATTCTCACAGTAAACAGCAAGGATGTGCGTGTAAAAAGCAAAGATGAATTGAAAAATATCAGTTTTGCAGACACACAGGTCGTTGTTTCACAAAAGAAAAAGGAATACGAAGTGCATGGCTTTCCTTGCAAGAATGAGCCATTCAATGGCATATACGACTTAAAACGTAAACTGCCTATCTATACCAAACAAGAAAAAAGCACCAGTTTCTTTTGTGCAGGCTATTACATCATCAACTTTGAGTTGGGTTGGCGCCCGGCATATTGTCCTAAGTTAATCACACTTACACGCAACGAATACAAAGGACCTTTCAAGACCAAACTTGAAATGAAAGAAGCATTGCGATTACAATCATGAGATTGCCCAACACACCCACACTCAGCAGATTTGCACAGCGATGTACCACTGCTAAAACAGATGTGCTTACTGTAAACCGAGTTGAAGCACAACAGGTTTCTCGAGAGTATCAAGATCTACTGGAATACTGTGTTCAATTGCAAGATCAATTGATTGCTGAAAAAACTAGGCAAGCAGAATCAATTGAAATTGTAGCGCCAAACTGGTAAAAAAATAATATACTCATATTATTCATAAATAGTAATATACTAAGAGAATGATATGAGTCGTCCTAAACCAACAGTACTATTAGAAAAAGTAGACAGAGATACCTATAAAAGCGAACAAGTGTTGGCCAGCGAAGGCATTTGGGCTGTGTACTACAAAGATCAACCAATCAACCTAAAAACTTCGAACATGTTGATCAGTTATCCTGGTCCTAAGTACAAGAAGGTATCGTTTTCAAATCCAGGGCATGCCATTAACCTTGCTAAGAAACTAAACACCAAGTTCAATTGTGAGGACTTTAGTGTTGTGCTATTAGACAAGGGCAAAAAGATATTTCCGTAAAAACTAAAAAGCAGTACACTGATGCATTCATACGAGCGGGCAGAATCGAAGGTTCTGAACGTGATATCTATGTGTTCTTTTGGTACAACATCAGAGAAACAGGCGGATTGCGATTGACCGAAGGTGGTCACAACTATTTGTGTAAAAACTTGCAAATAGAAAACTTTGAAATAGATATCCGTGATCAAAAGGTAAACTACAAGTTTTTGTTAGAACTTGACAAATACTTGGACTGCCCTTATTATATACTAGGTGGCAGATGGCCTAAGATATATTTGTATAGTGAAAAAACATACTTTTGGCTAGTGATGAATAACAAAGAATGGGATAGATTTCTCCGTGCTAACAAAGCATAAATTTTGGTTTGCAAAACAAGTACATGGCGAATGGAAACATGTGTTGACTGTTGATTTTTGTATCACTGAACTGTATGAAGATACAGAATACAAAACAGTAAGCAGTTTGCTCAAGCGCGAACGCAAGAAGTTTTTTGCACAAATGTCAGAACAATATGGTCTAGAAGGAGAGCGTTGGAGTATACGTTGGACTGATTATGGTGCAGATGTCCGCTTTAGGACTGATGCTGATGCAGCCAGTTTTGGTATCTTTTTTACTAGATAATGATAAATATCATTGTTAAAAGAATTCGCAAGTTGGGATAAGGCGCCAACACGTTCGCTCTAATGAAAATTAGGGCGGTTTTTTTTGGTTGACATATCTCAAAAAGACTGCATAATACAGTAATAACTTTTGCGAGAGGAACTACACTATGTCAAATACTTTTGTAATTACCGAACCAGGTATGACCAGTCTTTTTCATGCACAATTAGTTACAATGCCAGAATTGCAAGCGTATTGTACCAGAACAGGATTTGTAGCAAATGAGGATTTTGCATTTGCTCCTTACACAGAGGAGTTGCAACTAGAAATAGTACAGCGTATGGACAACTCAACTGAACGAGATTATATAAGAAAAAACTACAAAAAAATTGATCTTTATGTGCAATAAAGGTTGACACATCCTATATATGTGTTATGTTTAATAGTAAACAAAAACAGAGGGTCAAATATATGTCAAACATTCAAGCATTTGCTAACAATCACTCAACTCAGTTTGCTCGTATTATCTACAAGCTAATCCGCAAGCATATTGTAGTCAACTCACAACTCACAGCAGAATTTGATCAGTTTAATCAAAGCATGTATCTGCATCGTGTACTGTATGCATACTACAAGTTTGCCAGCAAGCACAGCCGTCAGCAACCTTATATGCAAGCAGCCTTTGTTCGCATGCTACGCAATAGCCCAAATCAGTTAGTTAACTGTGCTAAAACTCCTACAGCGTACATTTAATGTGCGCTTTTTCTTATATAAAAGGTTGACACATCCTATATATGTGTTATGTTTAATAGTAAGTTGTTTTTAAG